CCTAATTCAACAAACCTAGTTGGTTGGGGCAGCTTATAGAACTTCTCCTTCTCGTGGCGGATTGGTTTCACCACAATTTACAGTATGTATGATTCGTAAACACTCGTTACTGAACATGGCAGATCAGTCTGCAAGAAATTATGATCGAATGATCTTATTTCTTTTGAGCTGTAGTGCAGAAGTGCTTGTGACTTGAACATATTTTCAAAGAACAATTGCATTTTAGCAGACAAACCATAGGCTTTAGCAAAAGATTCCCTAGTTTCCAAACACACAGGTCGTTTTTGTATTTTCATACCCTGTGCTAATTCATCCCGGTAGCGCCAATAAAAGTCGCCTTCGCCCGGGATCCACAAATGGTCACTACTGCGTGCTAACCATTTGTAGAATTCTTGGAATACGGGTAATCCCGCTGTGGTTGCCAAACCACACCCTGCTACAGCGCCCATCCACTTCTTCATAGTGGTTGAGTTTTGTAGCGGCTTGTCTGTGATGGTATCGGTGTACAACCGTCTGAACGGATTTGGACACATAGTGTATCCTTTCTTAGTGTAAACAGGGTGACACCTGCAGAATTCGATTGCCTCAATTTCTGCAACAGGTTCTTCAATTTTGAGAGTAAATCCCATATCATAGTAGAATTGTTCCAAATCTTCCAATTCTTTTAAATATTTTCTCTCAATGATGATACCTGCGTCATCCCCGTCGTCTATTACTTCAACTTTACTCAACAAGTTCTTCGCATCCAAATACGAATAAAGCAAAGCGCACATCACTGTGCAATTTCCTAGTGATGTGTTCATATCGCCTGAGGCCCTAGTGCCCTCCACACGATAAGTAATTTTTCCGTCGTCTCCCACATATCTTCCACGATTTACCATAATTTCCCGCATGAGCTGCTTGAAAGAAAATGGTGAATCGTTTTGGACTGTGCGACCGCTGTAAACCTCCTCCTCAACTTCTAACATATACTTCGAAACGTGAGCATCAAATCTAGATACGTCTAAGCCTACAAAAACTGGTTCTGCAAACCTAGACCACTTCTTCTCGATAACGCGCCCACGGTCTAATTGATTTAATCCTTTAAGTATAGTTGGAAGTCTATCAACAAAAGGCCTTCTAACTGCAAAAATGTGATTAACGTCACTGAATACGTCTTCCTCAATGACGGCGATATGCCTTCCAAATTCCATGTGGAACATTGGATCCCTAGTAGAGATGAGCCTAGGATCTTTCTTAATTGGTTCGCATTTAATGAAACATTTAATGCGTGCTATCTTGTCCAATGAGACAGGTCCTTCTTCTAATTGCTGTTTAGCTCTCTCATATATGCGTCTCTTCTTTCCTTTATAACGCATAATGAACTCATCCCTTGTTAAGGGCTCCTTACACTCTCGACGCCTCTGCATACGCAACATCCTCTTGCGAAACTTACAGCAGATTTGCCGGACAAATTTCCTATTTTTGGGCATGGGTATTTCTTTGCCGCCAAGAGTGAAGACTCTTGAGTACAAAGCATGCTCTATAGTGTTAATGTCGGTGTCTGGGTGTGGCATATCTATGGATTTTCCTCCCAATAAGTGATAAATTTTCTTCTTTTGGGGTTTTGGCTGCCCAGAATTCGTTCTATGGTAGTATCCACCACGGTTTAGCGCCGCTTGACGAACATCTGCAGCCACAGATGTTCTAACTA